CTACCTTGGTAACTGTTTAAACCAAACCATACCGCCTGAATCCAGTCATGTTTCCCACAGGTATCTGGTTCCAGCCAGACATACTGATGCTTAGGGATTGGACCTGATCCGGTGTAGAGGGTCATCGATCAAATCACCTGTGCGCTATAAAAACCTATAGCGATTCCCGTAAACAGTCCCACTAAAAACAATGCCGCTTCAACCCCAACCCGATCTTTGTCAAGATCTTTGTAGGCTTTAAGTTCTTCCTCAAGAACCCTGATCTCTTTCTTCAGTCTGTCTTGTGAATACTCCATCGTTCTTCTCCAGTCTGGCGATGAGTCTGTTTAAATACCAAGCACTCTTCTTGGCATCCTTGATGGGATGTCCTTTCAACCACATCCGAAGAACGTACTTGAGTACCTGCCATTGCAAGCTCCCAGAGACAGGGTCCGGTGCAAACCGGATCACATCCTCTATGACATCAATGGCTTCCTGTTTACCTGCGGTGTAATGACTTGGATGATCTACTTCATCTTGTCGGGTTTGGTGTATTTCCATCCTTCTGGTGTCTCCACATAGCCTACGATTTCTAACTCTTCATCTGACCTGCAAAACCCTGTCACCTTCTTATGTCGATAAAAAGAAGCAGGGTTCGCAAACTTATTGCCGCATTCGGCGCACTTTCTTTGTCGAAACTTTTTCATTCCTTAGCCTTTCGTTCTCTTCCCTGAGCCTTTTGATCTCATCATAGCAAGCCCAAAGAACACCCCCAACGGTTAGGAACTTCATCTCAGTAGTTGTTCCTGTGTCATTGATCTCATGAGGCAAGTCCCTAATCAGATCAAGTATATCTTCATCAACGGTCATTTGATAGATTTCTCAATCTCTGCGCGAAGTCCTTCGATCTCTGTTTGAAGGATGTCGGCTTGTCTCCATAGACCACGATATCGAATCTGCGCCAAGGATTCTTTGATGGGGTCGTCAGGCTTTTGGCCATAGCCCCATGGATGTCTTTCCAATTCTCTTTTCCAAGACCCTGCTTCACTCTCTTTGTCCACTGTCATGGCTCATCTCCTTACGGGTTTGTTCCCGAACAAGTACCATCAGTTTACAAATCAACATCTGTTCGCTGCGAAGATTGGGTTGCACCTTGTCGAACTGTTTAGACAGTTCTTCCACGATGTCCCAGTCCACGAACTCTAGTTCACCTTTCTCATTGATCTTGCACCAAGTCTTTTCCTGCTTGGGTAGCTCAAGGTAGGACTCTTCATGGAACCATTCTGGCTTAGGTATTTGCATTGAGTATCTCCTTGGCGTATTGCGTCCACTCATCACCGTATTCGACATGCATGTAGTCCCAGAACCATGGACCACCTCGGGTGAAATGTACCGCTAAAGGATTGGGACAATCATCCTTGGTGTGCCAGCCTTCCAGATAGTTATAGAACACAGGAAGGTTCCCGATAGATTCAATGCTGGTCCATTTGAATTGATGCAAGAAAGATCCTGACTCGGTGTTCACTGCTTGAAGGGTGAGGTTCTGGGTGTCTTCATGGCCACAGTTCAAGAGCATGAAGCTGGACCAGTTCTTGAGTGGGTACTGGGTTTGAACACAGCCATCCATCTTGGTCGTTTCTTTGGGCTGGTAGTTATGTTTAACCACCATCACGGAACAACTGTGATCTGCGTAGTCCATGACAGTGGCGATGTCTCCCCGCCACAGGAAGTCGCAGTCCATGAACACTGCCCATCCCTTGTATCCTGCAAGATACGGTGTCAGGAATCGGGTGTAGGTGAACTCGGTCGAAGCCAGAGGATCTTTCCCTCTCCAGTAAAGCTTCTGTTTACGCAGTTCATCCTGCTTGATGGGATGAATGTTTAAGTAAACGGAAGAGTTCCGTGCCAGAGATTCTCGGCAAACCTGAAAGGCAATGTCTTCTCTAGAGTCATAGCCAATGAAGATTTTCATTCTGCGATCCTCTTTAAGATCCAGTCATCCACTACCCGATTTACAATCTTGTAACCAAAACCTTCGCACAAAAACTTGATAGCATCAAACCGATCCCACATGTCCTTGAAATGAGGGTGGGACTTTTGTTCGATGACAATGACAGGGTTGTTGGTGACAAGGGTGCGCCTTGCCCCCTTCAGGACCGCTAACTCATAACCTTCGACATCGATCTTGATGAGATCAACGTCGTGATATTCATAGTCATCCAGCATCGCCATGTCATAGCTGTCTCCCTCAGAGACATAGGCGGCTCCGGTGTTCCCGTCAGGGATGGTGAGTCCAATCTTGCGCGGCTCTTCGCCCAGTGCCACGGGTATAAGCTTGGCTTTGGGTGCGTTCAGAGTAAAAAGCTTTTGGTATTCAGGGTGCGGTTCGAAAGCTACCACCTCGGTAAACACTTTCGATAACGGCTTCGACCACAGACCGACATGACCCCCGATATCTAAGGCTCTTCTAAACTTGTGACAGTAGGACAGCGCCATCTCCCGCTGAGGCTTTTGATATTCCCCTTCCCCTACCGCATCAAAGTAACCTTTGAAGTGGTGATCCTCATCAGGGAAATACCATCCGTAGACTTCTTTCATTTGCGGCCCCCTTTGTAATGCAGGATCTTGGGGCGGTTCACTTGACTGGCCTGTTCGGGAAGACAGGCATAGTGCCTTTCTTCCACCGCTTTAACAGGGTACCGCTCGGCGTACATCCTGATCGCTTCTTGATCCCCGTACCAGACATGGAACTTGGTGTCTAAGTTTTCAGCAATGCTGATCAGTTCTTTCCAGTACTGATTGCTTCGGGTCACCGTGAAGCAGGCGAGGTAAGGATAGACTTCATCCAGTGTCATCCCTTGGTATTCGGGGAACTCTAGTCCACGTTGTTCGACATTGAAGATCGCATCTTGGTTAAACGATCTTCGACAAATCACAACCTCGTCGTCGCCCAACACATCCTCTGGATAGACTGATTCTAAAAACACCATGTCTGAATCGACATAGAGTGCAGGCTCATTGAGGTTCAGTTCCGCAAAGGCATTGAGCCTTTCGGTCATGATGTGGTTGCGATCTACATAGTGATCAAAGCGGATGTCGCAATCCATGTCAGGGGTTTTGTTGTCACTGCACACAATGACTTTAGCCGATGGCATGTAGCGTCGAATGGATGCAATGAGTCGGGCTGGTTGGGTGACATCATCCCCGACATGGAACAGCACTATCGGGAACTCAATGTCATTGATCTCGGTAACCAAATCCTTTTTGACCTGATCCAACTGGGGTTGCCACGGTGCAATGACATTGTCTCGGGTGTAGACCATGGTGTTGGGATACCAGAAGTTCTGTCTTCCCCTCCGGTTGTTCCAGAACCAAAGCTTGTTGGCATCCAACAGAAACACCTTGGCTCCCACTGCTCCAGCCAGATGGGCGGTGGCATTGCTACAGGAGATAACGTAGTCGCAGCACTTGATGACTGCGGCCTGACCATCGAAGTCATGGGTCATGTCGATGTCCAGAAACTCTATCGGGAAATCCCCGAAAGCTTCTCTCTCTTCAGGGGTCAGGTTGTATTGGAGACTGACAAAGCGAACCCCGATGTTCCCGAAGGTGGACACAATGTCTTCGATGGGGATGGACTTGTGGTTCCCGATACGGGGAGCACCGGAACGCCATGACAGCCCGATGATAATCTCCCCCTTCTGTTTGTTTAAACTATTCCACACAGACTTGAGTCGCTCTGGGTCTGGCTTGAGATAGTTCCGTGCCGCCACCTGAGGGATGTCATCCATGACCTTGACGAACTCTGCCCCGAGCGAACCTAAGGCGATCTGGCCGTCGATCTCAGAGACCCTAGTGTTCTGTGGCACAAAGCTAATGGATGGCATAGAACGCTTGTAAAGCGGAATAAGACGGGCATCCACCATAACTGTGAGGTCGGTGACGTACTGCCTCACCTCAGGGAGCAGGCTGCTATAGAGAATCTGATCTCCCACCCCCTGCTCTGACCACACCAGAATGTCCTTGGCGGTGGAGGTCCGAGTCCACTTGGGAACCCGTGTCTTCAAGCGCGGGGAATCAAACTTCTTGCTGTCCCAGCGGTCTTCGAAGTTCTTCCAGCCCTTCTCAAACTGGTTAAGCTGCAAGTAGATCAGGCACAGCGTCCACTTGAGGTCGGCATTGTCAGGGGCCATGCGGTGAGCCAACTCAAAGTCCCTGATAGATTCTCCCCAACGCTTCATCTCCCAATGTGCGCGTCCCCTTTGGATGAGTGCATTGCACACATCGTCCACGGTGTCAGTGATCTTTTCGAATTCCACAATGGATTCATCGAACCGATCCTGTTCCGTGAGACGGATTCCTTTCTGAAGGATATCCACACCTTGTTGTCGGTGGTTCATGGCTGATCCTCTTTAGCCAGTAGCTCCCGAATCTTTTCGACGATTTCTTTCTTGTGTTTCTCGGTCCCCTCTGAGTCGGGAACGCAGCACATCAAGACGTATAACGCCTGCCTTAGCAGGTCTCGGTACTCGTTCATCTTTCCTCCTGAGGAACTCAGGGATGAAGTCCGGATCATGGTGGTGATCAATGGGGGGAAGTCCCAAATCTATTCGCCCCCATTCCCGAACCAATACCTGAATGCGTTTGTTTAAACTATTTATCTCACGTTGAATTTCTTTCTTTCTAGCTTCTTTGTCCATGTGACACCTATGGAAAACCCATGCAAGGTTTCCCCTGCATGGGATGTTCCGTCAAGCTGCCTTGGCTAACTGATCCAATTGCTGGATGACTTTGATCAACGTCCTACGGAACTTGGGATCAAGCTTGCTTACCGCTTTGGACTTCTTCAGTTCGTAGTTCCGTGCCACCGCATAGAACAACTGGGGCGATACGCCTAACCGCTTCTGAATGATCTTGGGATCTACTCCCTTGTCGATCAGGTTGCGGATCTGTTCAGATTTATTGTTAAGTCTCATAACTCCTCCTTAAAACGGATCATCTTCTTGGGGTGATGTATCAATGGGTTGTGGCTTGTACTCCACATATTTCTGGACAGACAAAGACAGGTAGGTGTTACCGGCCTTCGACTTTCTTTCCCAAGCTGCAACGGCAAGCTTGGCTTCGTTACCCTTCTTGACCTCATCGACTAGCTCTTTGAGCACAGCCTTGGTCAAGGTTATTTCGCCACGGAAGTTGGGTTGGTTTTCCGTTTTCTTTCGGGTGTTAACAAACAAAGCACCCTTACTTAACTCAGTCATTGGAACCTCCAAACTTAGACTTGAGATCAGTGAATCCCCTCTTCAGTTGTTCAAACTGTTTCGGGTAATGTTGATCGATCAGATCGATCACCTGTTTGTTCTCGCCCCAGAACGAACGCAAACCCTTAGGGTCTGAGCACATCTGAGTCGCGAACTCCAGTATCTTTCCTACCACTTCCTCGGCGGCTTCCTCATTGGGAATGTCTGCCTTCTTATTCTTTGGGGTAGGTTTAGGTTCAGGCTTAACTTCTACTTCAGGTTCCGGCAAATCTTCACCGGCATACAAAGCAAATCCAAGACCGAACATCGCCAGTGTCTTCACTAGGCAGCGCATCTTAGTGTCGCTGATCTTCCTAGCATCAGGGTTTTTGATGGCATTGTTCCTGTGATCCATGACAGGGAGCCACATCTCACGGTGACACTTCCCTATCATCACATCGCAGTGAACCGTCACGGTTCCATCAGAATGATGTTCGTGGTTAGCAAATGAGTATTCAGATTGTGGGTAGTTCTTCATGAGAACACCCCATGCCCATGCCCATGACAAATAGGACAAACCGTTTTTCTTTTCAACGTGTTTGGATACATCGATCTTAGACAGGGTCGTCCAGATCTCCGCATAAGACGGACTTGCGACTTCAGTCATAACACCTCCTGTTATTTATAGATCAATTATATTTGATCAAAAAAAAGAATCAAGTATTACCTTTCATCTTTTTAAATTGATCGCACCATTCACTGACACGACACCAGTCTCCGGTGCAACGGGTCGATTCACCGGGCCTGAACTCTATCAACTGTCCCTGTTCTAGATTCTGCGCGGCTTCTTCTTGTGAATCATAGACTCTGACCGCTCTCTTCAAGCCCTTCTTCATGATGGCCCACTTGTTAGGCTTCTCCCATCGCTCTGACGGGGAACACTCAGGCAACTCATCACCCGTAAGGCGTTTAAATTCTGCCTGCTGGTGGATCTTGACTCGGGTATCTAGGTATTCATCCTGCTTGGAGGGTTCCCACAACGGAACATCGATCTCCACGATGGGTGCGTTGGGGTAATCCCTTTTCTCTTCAGCATCGCGACGGTTCCAGTCCCGACAGATGGCGATGATCTTCAAAGCTTTGACGTTGTGGCCCTTGGCGCGACGGATGAGGGAGGCATAGCAATTTAATTGCAGTTCCCATTCAGGCTTGCCGTAAATGACAGACCACACACTGGTGGTTTTGTAGTCGTAGATGACCACACCATCATCAGACATCTTTTGAACATCGACAGCGCCAGAGATTGTCCAACCTTCGATGTCTAGGAACACACGTTCCTCGGCAAGATGTCCCTCGGTCACGTTCTCTTCGAACATCTTGTGAGCAGCGGTTCCGAGCACAGCCCACAGCTTGTCTGCGACATCCTCGGTGAGATCATCCCAATGTTCTTGCCTCAGAATGCGAACACGGGGACTGTCAATCAACTGTGTAATCGAACGATTACTTTCACCACGGGAATACTCATTGCGGGTTAACGCTTTGACAACGGGTTGCGGTAAGCCATGTTTGTTGGTGAGTTTCATTAGACCCTCCAGATTCTAATCTTGTTTTTCTTTGAGTCCTTCTGGACACTGAACTTGAACTTGGGATTGTTTTTGCTGAACACACTACACCTGACACGGATGGAATGTGCTGCCTTGTTAATCTCCTCAGGATCAAAGTCAATGACAATAGAGTCACCGACATTGAGATCTTCCAAGGGAAGTTCACCAACCTTAGTTCTCTTTCGTTCTTTGGGAACACCTACATTTCTTTCAATCTTCATGACACCTCCTGTAGAGTTAACGTATTACAACGTAGGATTTAATGTATGTCAATTAAGTTTGTGGTATTGGGTGAGCCTGCATCGAAAGCAAACTCAAGGAGACTGGTTAGGTTTGGGAATCGCCCTGCCTTTATCAAATCTCAGAAGGCCAGAGACTATGTCGATGCATTTAAACTGCAATGTCCAAAGATGTCCGAGTTAATCCAAGAAGATGTGACAGTGAACATCACTATCTATTACTCATCGCGAAGACCTGACCTAGATGAGTCTGTGATATTGGATGCGATGCAAGATCTGATCTATGTGAACGACAGACAGGTCAAAGAAAAGCATATCTATTGGGGGCTAGATAAAGACAATCCCCGTGCTGAAATAGAGGTCATAAAAAAAGCCCCTTAGGATTTCTCGTAAGGGGCTTGACCCGTGGAAGGTCGTGGGGTTAGTCTTGAGTTGCACCAACAAGACGGGCGAAAGCCTAACTTGATTAGATAACGTTAGTCAAATCCCATCTTGTGCTGCCAGTCCGGCGAGCTGTGAATGAGTGGAGGGGGAACATCCTTCCCGCCCTAAAGTGCCAATGGAAAACCCAAGCTCTGTGTACCTCCTCACAACTTGGTGGGTGGTGGTGCGTAATGCACTCGGCCAAACCGGACTGGACTTGTGTGAGTAGTGCATGAACTTCGGTTCCCATGAAAGCAGTTCCAGTGGTGGGTTGAGATACCCACTGACACTGAGTACGGACGGCGCGGTTGTCCCGACCACCCGGAAAAGGGGGTTGGTTTAAACAAAAACAGGTAAGGACATGACTCTTGAAGACATCATCACAACTCAAAGGGAATCCAGAAGGATTCATTGCCCCGTTTGTTCGCACACTAGGAAGAAGTCCTATGAGAAAAGCATGGGGATCACGGTCGAAGAAAACCGAGTCCTGTATCAATGCTTTCATTGCGGAACATCGGGGTCGATGAAGCGAGGATCATTCATGGAACAAATTCAGTATTACAAACCGACTCCGGCCAAGGTGGAACCACCACCGAGTCAGCCTGACATTGTCACCGAGTTCCTGAGAACCCGAGGCATAGACCCCGACAAGGTCAAGGACTATCCCGTAATCGGATCGAACCGATACTTCGCGACAGGCATGTCACCTGCTATCGGGTTTGTGTACGGAACCGAGGCCATCAAGTGGCGTAGCACTACGCAAAAAGAATTCACCCAGCAGGGTGCTGCCCGATCCTTCTACGGTTTAAACCAATTACCGAAGTCAGACACCCTCGTCATCTGCGAAGGGGAGATGGATGTCCTAGCTCTAGCTTGTGCCGACATCCCCGCAGTCAGCGTTCCCAACGGAGCACCTGCCAAGGTCTCTGACGGGCGCGTCGATCCCAAGATGGACGGCAAGTTTAGCTACGTCTGGGAAGCCAGAGAACTCATCGACTCAGTGACCAAGGTCATCTTCGTTCCTGATCAGGATGAACCCGGCCAAGCCCTTGTCGAAGAGCTTGCGCGACGTATCGGACGGGCTAAATGTTGGACAGCTACCCTCCCCTGCAAGGATGCCAACGAAACCCTCCAGAAACATGGCCCTGAGGCGCTCAGAGAAGCCATTGCAGCCGCTAAACCCCTCCCACTAGAGGGTGTGTACCTGACCGAGGACTTTGAGTCCCAGATCGTGAGCCTGTACGACGGGGGAACGGTGAGAGGGGTCAGCACAGGCATGGATTCACTGGATAAGTACTACACCATCCTCCCCGGCCAGCTATCGGTAGTGACAGGACTCCCCGGCTCCGGTAAATCCGAATTGATAGACCAGATCTGCGTGAACATCGCCATGCAAAAGGGTTGGCGGTTTGCAGTGGCAAGCTTTGAGAACCCACCCCATATGCACATCGCCAAGTTGGCTGAGAAGGTGATTGGGAAACCCTTTTTCCATAGCACACAGGCTGAACGCATGACCGAGGATGAACGGGACTACGCACTGGCGTTCCTCAATGAACACTTTGTGTTCCTGCAATCCCATGACGGAGCACCGAGCACAGTTCAGTCCATCGTGGATCGAACCAAGCAAGCCATCATGCGACTGGGGGTGCGGGGACTGATCATTGACCCGTACAACTACCTTGAAATGGACGGTGACTCAGAGCATCAGGCCATCAGTAAAATGCTGACCGACATCGCGCTGTTCTGTAAGTCCCATGAACTCCATGTCTGGTTTGTCGCGCACCCTGCCAAGTCCATCCCCGAGGATGGCATACCGAGGGGTCAGCACATATCAGGCAGTGCAGCATGGTTTGCGAAGGCGGACATGGGGGTGACGGTTCACCGAGCTAAGACGGGAACCCAAGTCCATGTCTGGAAGAGTAGGTTTAAATGGGTTGGGACAGTGGGGATGTGTGAACTGCGGTACGACATACCGACTGGTCGATACTCGGATGTACTAGATCCGACTGACATGGATTTCGATTGGGGTGACCTGTGAGTAGCAAGGATTGGGATGAATCATTCATCCAAAGATTCAATGGGAGTTCCCGAGCAGAGAATGTAGTGGGAATTTATCTGCTGTTGCAGGGCAACACCGTCCGCATCAACCCCAAGACCCTACGCAAGGACTGGAAGGATAGGTTTAAACATAACGACAAGGGAGACCTGATCGTTAACAACCATCGCGTGGAAGTGAAGGGATTGTCATTGGAATTTGAGATGAACCAATGGCCCTTTAGGAATGCATTGATCTGCAGCAAGTTTAGCTTTGATCGGGCTGAACCGAGGCCCGACTATTATTTTCTGGTCAATAAATCTTTGACCGTGGCTGCGATAGTGGATGTTAAGAAAACCATGAACCAGTGGGGAGTGATCAACCAGAGAGACCCATCAAGGGGCGAGACCTACGAAGCTTACGTCATGAACCCAGAGCTATTGCAATGGCGGGAACTCAAATGAAAACGTATATCCATGTCAATCAACATGTCATCCGAGCCAACAAAAAGAATGGCACTGATGATCCTGTGATCACGGTTAAACAGGGAAGGAAGAACACCTACGGAAGACGGGTACAAATTCATGGCCCGAGTGAGGTGATCTACAGTGGTAACGACAAACCGATATTGTCCTGCGGTGCGAGGGTGGTCATCGTCACTGAGTCAGAGGTGACTGTCGAATAAAAAACCCCCGACACCGAAGTGCCGAGGGTTTGCGTTAGACCTTGCCGTCTAGATATTTTGCTGCCCATTTAAACGCTTCGTCCTGTTCACCTTCGACGTACTTGAACTCATCGGCATCAGGGAAAGCGACCCATCTGG